TATTTAACTAATGAAATATAACGAAGATAAAATATTAAAAGAAGTTTTAGAATATATCAAAGGCACATATTCAAAACACTATTCTACTACTAAAGAAGGATTCCAAGTCCAAGATATGTTAAGACATTTAAAGATAGACAAAGATTTCAGTTTATCAAATGCAATAAAATATCTTTGTAGATACGGTAAAAAAGAAGGTAAAAACAAAAAAGATTTATATAAAGCAATACACTATATTGTATTATTAATATCAAGTGAGGAAAATGAAAAAAAAAACTAAAAAACTTATATTAGAATTATTAAATTTTTGGCCAATGACAATAGTTGTGCCAATAATGATTTTTTTAATTTTAACAGCAAACATATGGTAAGTAATAAGATTATATACAACAATATGAATTTCTACTATGATGTAAATGATATGAATATATCAATTTATGGTAAAGCGTGGAAACCAGTTGAGTATTTAAGTAATACAGGAAAAAGAGAGAAAGTAAAACAACATATATTAAAACAAGACTTAACACAAAGAATAGGAGGAAAAAAGTATATGACATTATTAACAGAAAATCAAACAATCAATGGTTTTGATAATACAGCAGATGTATTAATATCAATAAAAGAAAGCATTGAAAATGATAATAAAGATACAGCAATTGATATGGTAAATCAATTAATTGATGTTGAAAAAGAAGAATCAGATATTGATGTTTCTTTAAATTTAGAAAATCAAAGTTGTGATTGCAATATGTGTAGAAGTGGAACTAACTAAAATGACTAGGATCCACCCTATAGCAGACTATCAAACTAGTTGGAATAGCTCACCAGAACCCTTGCTAGAGGGTCGGAAACGTCAAAAAATGAGTAAAATAGGGGTTATTTAGAGCTTGACATTACCAACGGTTTATGATAGTATATAAGAGAATAAAGAGAAAGGACATACAATATGAGTAAAAGTAATAGTACTGTGATATATAATAAAGACAATATCTACAAAGAGTTTAATGTTGCTAAAAATAAAGACATTGAACTATCAGACAAGAAAACGCAAGACGAAAAAGAGAACGACATCCATACAAACAGATTGCAGTTTTGTAAAGAACACCTAGAGTTATCTACAAATGACCCAGGTTTATACGATTGTGATATTAAGTGGGAAAGTTTAATAACTGCTTATTCTTCTGAACAACCAAGAGACCATTTCTATAAAAGTGTATTCGGCAGAACTTATGCTGAACAAGTAGAATTTGAAACGTCTGATGATAAAGATGATGACGGAGGAGAAGAATCCTATTATAGAAGTAGAAGAAAACAAAGAGGCTATAAAAGATAATTAATGCCAAAACCTACGTTTAAAGAAATTGTTGATCCACAGCAAACTGTATGTGATAATTTTCACGAATGGATACAAAAACAAAGTGAAAATTATGATCCACTTATGGTGAATATGACGGCTTTGGGTCAATCATTAAAAATTATGAAGTCAGTAATGCCTAGTGCAGATTATGACCGAATGATGGAAACGGTTTATCAATCAAAAGATAAGATTGAACCGTTTAAGAAACCAAGAGTACATTAATAGAAGGAGAATATTATGAAAACTATAATGACAATACTAGTGTTTATTACATTAACAACTACTGCTTATGCAGGACCTGTTGAAGATAAAATTAACGCTGTAAATACGTGGTTTGCTAATGAAAAAGCAACTACTATTGAATTTCAACAAGTACAATGGCAAGAAGGTAAAGACCAAATTGCTAATACTATTTTGAAATTTAAAAAAATGTTTAATTGGAGTAATTAATGGCATACGGAGATTTTGTTTGTACAAGTGCTAATGACGGCACACATTATTTCAGACCTATTACTGCTAGAGCTCAAACACTCTGGCAGAAAAAGGATTTTAATAAATTAGTAATTGATAATAACGAAGACTATTACATAGTTAAGAGTGTTGATAGTCAGAAAATATGTAATGAGATACGCAAGAATAATATGGATTTTACTAGCTAGTCTAGTATTAACGAACTGTGCTAACAGGTCCCATACAGGTGCTGTGTTAGGTGCAACAACAGGAACAACAATATGTTTAGAGTACATATCAGATAATCCTTATTTGATTGCTACTTGTGCTGTTGGCGCTGCCTTTGCTGGTGCAGAAATTTTATATAAAAGTGATAAAGATGTACATAACGCTGTGTTTGTAGACCATTTAAATACAAGTGGTTATGGTTCATCTTATACGAATTGGTATAATTCTAATACAGGAAATAGTGGAACTATACACATAACAAAATCATATCTAGTTGCTACTATTAAATGTAAAGATTATGACCACGTAGTAGATATAACAAGTCAATGGCCTATGATTGGTGTTGGCGGAGTTACTAGAAAAGTACAGTTTGGAAGTGCTTGTCAAATGCCAGATGGAAGATGGATTGAAAAACCAGTTGGTTTAAATGCAAATTATATTATGGAGAATAAATGAACCCGAATAAAATAAAAATTTTTATGTTTGCTACTCTAATAATGATTACTATATTATTATGTATCAATATGGCTTGGAGTGCTGATATTGAGTGTGTTGAGTGTGATTTAAACACAAAAGAATTTAAAGACGCTAAAGTAACCGAAATAGAGTGGCATAATGCCGATGGAACTATACAACGTAGTACAAAAGTTGAAGATGGTTCTCAAAAAGTATTATATAATAATGTTAAACCAGTTGAAAATGACGCTGACCAATATTGTTATATAAAAGTGATTATTAAACAAAGTGCTAATGGAGATATTTCCAAAGAAGAAAAATTATATTGTTCCGATGGTAGAAGTGGTGTATCAGATACACCTACCTATTGGGAACTATTTGCTCAGTTTTACTATGCTAGCGTTTCTACACCCGATTATTGTAGATACTATAGTCGTAAAAACCACGCTTTTAAATCGTACGGAAAAGTGTGTTTAAACAAGTACGGAGAATGGAAGGTAAAATAATGATTAAAAATATAATCATAATTTCACTTCTTCTAGTTGTTGTATATGGGGTCACGGCTGACCAATTTTTGGGATATGCCCAATCCAGCATTGACTTAATACAAGAACTGTTATATAATGTACAAAGGAGTGTGAAAAAATAATGAACAAATACATTAAGATTTTATCAGTTGCAGTACTAGGACTATTATTGTCTAACTGTGCCGGTAATTATAAAATAAAAAGTGAAAAAGGAAAAGTAGTTAATACTGTTCCAAAATGGTATATGGCCGATTTTTCTGATACTAAAGCGTGTGATACGCCTAGATTTGGTAAAGGAAAAGAAAAGGAATGTATCTTTGGAGTTGGTACTAGCGTTTCACCAGACTTGAATCTTGCAATTGAGAAAGCCAAAATGATAGCGAAAGCTGAAATGGCGGACATAATCAAAGGCGAAATGAATAAAGAGTCTAAACAGTTTATTACGGAGATTGGAAAATCTAATACTAAAACTGTTGTTAGTGAAGTAGAATCTGTATTGGTAAATATAATTAAAGATACGCCAGTTAGAGGATATGAAATCTTTGCTCAAGACGTAACCTTAACAAAGAACGGTTACTATAGAGCTTGGATTGGTTTGAGATTGCCATTAGGTGAATATAATAAAATGTTCAACTATACAATTGAACAAGCTACAGACGCTTATAACTTGAAGTATCACGCTAACAAGTCGTTTGATAACCTTATGAAAAAGGATGATGATGATGGAAAAAAAGTTAGCAATTAAAGATATCACAGTATATTCAAAAGAAAATTGTCTATACTGTGTGAAGGCAAAGTCCCTTCTAAAGGGACTTGGTCTAACTTTTACAGAAAAGAAATTAGAAGAATTTAAGTCAGTAGATGAAATGATTAAGGACATTGGTAAAAAAGTAAGAGCAATGCCTCAAATTAAGATTGATGGAGAACTAGTTGGTGGATACAATCAACTTGTAGAGTATTTTAATAATAAAGGTTTAGTGAATTTTAAAGGTGATATTATACGTGACTAACGAGGACGAAACAAAAAAAGATAACTTAATTTTATTTCCACAGAATAGAATTAAAAAGAGAATAACACAACCACAAGAATCTCCTTTTACAAAACGATTAAAAGAGCAACAGACTAAAGAGTTTATTGAACAAAGTGTAGATGAACTTGGATTTGAGTTATTAAGAAAATTTAATGATATGGGATTAAAGACTACAAAAGAACTTTTTACTAAAGACCTTGCGTTAGTTATTGATTGTATAAGAGGTTTGATTTATAGAGATTTTGGTTTATCACATACTGCTCAATTGATGTCAAATAAAATGGTATCAATAAAATTTAATAAAGCAGGTAAAGCTATGGCAGCTAGGATAGATTATTCAGATTTTATGAATGGTAAAAAACCAAAACAACCAAATGTTTTTAATAAAGAATTTAAAGAAGAGTTAAACGATTTACAAGATGGATCAGATTTGTTTGAATCTGATATGGACTTAAATGGAGATGATGATAAGAAATAGTTTAATGATATTAATAATGCTTACTTTAATTAACTGTAGTGGTCAAGAAAAACCTAAATTGGATGCAATGGGTAAATTTTTTGATTGTTTAGGTGATAGTAGTAAGTGTGAGAATTTAAAGAATTCCAATGAGGAATAGTCACAATGGCAGACTTAAAAATGCTAATAATAAAGGAGAATAAAACAATATGTTTTTTTCAAAAAAAGTAGTTGCACCAAAAGTTGTAACTAAAGGAAGAAAATCCTTATCAAAAACTACAAAGGTTTTAAATCTTTTGTCAAAAGGTGACCCAGTTTCTTGGAAGACTTTAAGAAATAGATACGACCTGATTTCACCAAGAGCGATGGTTGATAAACTACGTTCAAAGGGTCATATGATTTATATTAATAAATCAAATGCAGGTACATCTTATAGAATAGGAACTCCTACAAAAGCAATAATTGCTGCTGGGATAACTAAACTGTATGGTACAGAATACGCTTATAGTGCGTAATTGAATCGTAACCAATACGATTGATACAGGCGACCTGTTTTACGGCTCGCCTGTATTCTTATTATATGAAAACAACAGATTTAACACCAGTAGAAATTCATAATAACATCTATTACAAAAGGGATGATTATTATGCTCCATATGGTAAAGACAATGTTAATGGAGGTAAGACAAGACAGGCAATTTGCTTGTTTAGAGAATTAAAAGATGAAA